GTAATCAGGATTTAATTCAGTAATGTATAACCATTGATATATTAGATCTATATTATCTTGAATACCTGTATTTATTCTACTCGATAACATAGTTGAACGACTTGGTGAACAATTTTCGCGATTATTATGAATATTTGTAAATTCTACACTTATTTTTTTAAATTTGTTATATCCTGGCAATTTACTTGTAAGCGAACAAGGTAAATTATGCCAAGCAACTAATTCATCACAACATATAACAATTGTATTTATTTTATTATCTTTTGATTCATTATTTTTCAATATAGTTTTTTCTTTTAATAAAAAATAATATTTTTCTATTTTAGAAGCTAATTCTTCTGCTTTTTTTTGTGCTTCATTTAACGCCTCTATTTCTGCTTTAATTAATAATTCTTTTATTAATTTTTCTCTGATTTCATCTACATCATCATGGTCATTAAAAGTTGCAGAGCCAGATACACTAATTGTACATTCTGAACAATTACTAATATTTACAGGAAAACATTCAATTGCTTTTGCAGATGCAGAACAACTTGCTGTTATTTTTTTAACCATTCTAATTATAAATAATAATAATATTTTTTTTATAAAAATAACTATTTAATATACCATATAATTTATAAAATTATTAATATTACAAATATCATTACCAAATAAATTACCATTAGGATCTATCTTATAATCTAGATATGGTGTAGCAGTTGTAGTAATTATTGTTGGTGATTCATTAGTAATATTATTAGATATTACAGGAATATCTTTCAAATCTAGTTTTGTAATTAAATTAATATATAAATTTGATTTATTAATACTATTTTTATAAGGATAATAAGCAAGTTTTTTAGAATAATTAAATAATAATAAATTACTCTCAGAACCAATATTTATTTTTGGAGAACAATTATTTGTAAAACAATAACTAGATCTTGCTTTTTTTTTGTAAGTATATTCATTTGCATCTAATGGTTCTGAAAAACCACCAAATGCTCTTTTTCCAGAATTAGTTTTAAATGTATGTTTCATATATAACTTATATATTATTAATTTACAATCCATGATTACAAGAAAAACATAGAAATTATAAATCATATATCAAAGTTAATGTAATACAAAAACTAAAATCCATATTGTTCAAATCAACTATACGTCCATATTCATCTAATAATTGTATATTAAATACTTGTAAATCTACTGGACCAAAATATTCACGAGGACTTGTTATTAAATTTAAATTATTTTGTTCTAATGTATTAAATAAATTTTGTTGCAAAGATATACGTGCTAATATATTTTTACTTAAAAGTGAAGAATTAAATACACTTGTAAAGTTATCATTGTTTACACTATTTTTATAATCATCTAATACTAAAAATAAATATTTAGGCCCTTTTGTATCTACAATTCCTTCCGAAACATAATTTAAGTTATTTATATAAATACCATTTCTAAAACCCAATATCCAACCAAATTTTAATGGTAAAGGTGTATCTATATCATCTATACCATATTTATCAGCTTGAAAATTTAATTCTAAACTAGTTATTCCAGCTAAATTTGTAAAACCTACAAGTGTTTGTCCACTACCAGTAGTACTACTAGTTAAACTAATAGTAAAACAAACTTCATTAAAAGGCGAACCTAATAAAGATAGTTCTTTATTTATAGCATTCATAATACTAGTTTGATCATAATTACCATCAGGAATATTAATCACATTTGATGAGCCATTTACAGATATACTAAAAAAATTATTACCATATTGTTTAGAAATTAAATAATAAGTAGTTGGTATTTCAATTGCTGATAATTGCATTTTTACAACATTATTTATATTTGTAGGCATATTTATATTATAATTAGATGATGAATAAGTATAGTAATTTTCTCTAAACCTAGAATCTATACTTACATTTTTTGTTATTGTTCTTTTTTTTAATGGATTTATAACACCATTAAAGAATTCACTTGGATATGAAGATAAATATGGTTTATTGTCTCTAATTTGAACCATATGTTCTTGAGGGTCATCTAATTTTATTGATTTTAGATCATAACTAGTATTGTAAAAATCTGTTATTTTTTTTAAAGAATGACTAACTACTCCTTTATTTTGTTTTTGAATAATATTTTCATTTAAAATAATATTTTTTGCTTTTAAAATAAAATTTAATGTTTCATTTTGTGTTTCTTTAGTTATTTCTCTGTTATTTATAATGTTATCTTTTAATTTTGTTTCATTAATTTCAAAAATATTTCTGTCAAAATTTTGTGGTAAATTAAACATTTCAATTAATTCATCTCTGCTGTAATTTTTAATATTTAAATCAAAGCTCATATATTTATTAAATAAAACATTTTTAGGCTTTATTTATAAAAAAATTATATTTTTTATAATATATATATAAATGGATAAACATTGTTGTAATTCTTGTCAAGATAAGAGTTCGTCATTTTGTGCTTCTGCTACCGCAATTGCGAATGCATATGTTGGGGATACATTAAATGTAGTAACAGCAAGTGCTAATGCTTCAGCATGTTCGCCTACTTCAGAAAAAGATGCTTATAAAAAAGCATATATTTTAGCTTTAGAGAATGCTAAAGCAATAGCTATACACGACGCTAATATAATAAATCAATGCATAACTATAATTTCATATATGAATATTTTAGGACCTACTGGAGATATTGGACCTACTGGAGATATTGGAATTACTGGACCTACTGGAGATATTGGAATTACTGGACCTACTGGACATATAGGAATTACTGGACATATAGGAATTACTGGACATATTGGTGATACCGGATATACTGGTGTCACTGGATCTACCGGATATACTGGTGTGACTGGTTCTACTGGATACACTGGTGTTACTGGTTCTACTGGATACACTGGTGTTACTGGTTCTACAGGTGACACTGGACCTACTGGTTCTACCGGATACACTGGTGTGACTGGTTCTACCGGATACACTGGTGTGACTGGTTCTACTGGATACACTGGTGTGACTGGTTCTACAGGATACACTGGTGTTACTGGTTCTACAGGATACACTGGTGTTACTGGTTCCACAGGATACACTGGTGTTACTGGTTCCACAGGATACACTGGTGTTACTGGTTCCACAGGATACACTGGTGTTACTGGTTCCACAGGATACACTGGTGTTACTGGTTCCACAGGATACACTGGTGTTACTGGTTCCACAGGATACACTGGTGTTACTGGTTCCACAGGATACACTGGTGTTACAGGTTCCACAGGATATACTGGTGTTACTGGTTCTACAGGATATACTGGTGACACTGGTTCTACAGGATACACTGGTGTTACTGGTTCTACAGGAGGATACACTGGTGCATAATTTTTTGAAAATATTTTATAATAATTATTCAGTTAAAATAAAAAAATGATTATGAAAAGCAGTTAAAAAAGAAAAGACATAATATAATAAATGGAACTTTCTATAGAGCAAAAAATTGCATTTGATAAATATGTTCAAGGACATAACATATTTATTACTGGACCAGGAGGCACTGGAAAATCAGCATTAATTAAAATGATACATAAACATGCATATACACATTTTAAAGATATTAATGTGACTGCTCTTACTGGTTGTGCAGCCGTTTTATTGAATTGTAAAGCAAAAACAATTCATTCTTGGGCTGGTATAGGATTGGGAAATGGAACAATTGATCAATTAATAACTAAAATAAAAAAAAATAAATTTGCCAAAATTTTGTGGAAAAGTACTGATATATTGGTTATAGATGAAATAAGTATGCTTTCACTCAAACTTTTCAATTTAATAAATGCTATAGGAAAAATAATAAGAAAAAATCAAAAGCCATTTGGTGGTATTCAATTAGTATTTTCTGGAGATTTCTTTCAATTACCACCAGTAGGAGACAAAGATGATCCAGATACTCAGCGTTTTTGTTTTGAAAGTGATGATTGGAACTTAATATTTCAACGTGATTGTCAAATTCAATTAAAAAAAATATTTCGTCAAACAGATGAAATATATTGTAATATTTTAAATCAAATACGTGAAGGTAAAATTAAAAGAAAATCAAATGATTTACTAATGCAATATGTTGGGCGCCCTTTTGCTGAAGATTTAGTATCTGAACCTACTAAATTGTATCCAACACGATCAAAAGTAGAACATATAAATTATACGAAAATGTTATCTCTTGAAGGTGAAGAAAAGATATTTTGTTTAAAGTATTTAAAAGATTCTGAGATTACAAAATCACAATTATTAATTCGTAATCAATTTACTGAAAAAGATATTCAAATAGAGCTTGATTTCATGGCAAATAATCTTATTTGTGATAAAGAATTAAAACTAAAAATAGGTTCTCAAGTGATGTGTATTATTAATATTCAAAATGATTCAGGTATGGAAGTTTGTAATGGAAGTCAAGGAATTATTACAGAATTTTGTGATATTACAGGTTGTCCTAATGTGAAATTTAATAATGGTATAACTCGTTTAATGATAAAACATGTTTGGGAAAGTGATAAAATACCTGGAATTGGAGTATCGCAAGTGCCACTTATTTTAGCATGGGCTTTGACAATACATAAATCACAAGGTGCGACAATGGATGCGGCTGAAATAGATGTGGGATCAAATATATTTGAATGTGGACAAACATATGTAGCATTATCTCGTGTAAAAAGTTTGAATGGTCTTTATTTAACTTCTTTTGATGCAACTAAAATTCGTATAAATAAAAAAGTTAAAGATTTTTATGATTCTCTTACATTATATCATGAAACAATAAAAAATCATGAAGAAATAATTATACCTGAACCTGAAGTTGAACCTGAACTCATAGTCAAACCTATTTCTACTGAAAATATATTTTCAAATTTTGAATATAAAGAAGATAAAAAAGTCAATAAAAATAATATAAATATAATTTAAAGATATAATTAAATATGGATAATAAATTAGATACAAAAATAAATAAATATGCATTGTATGAACCTCCATTAAAGCATGGTTTAAGCAATAGTAAAATAATAATTCCAAATTATTATATAAAAAATTAAATATTCTTTATATGATAAAGAAATAGAAATAGAATATTTAAAAGTAGATTATTTAACTATTATTAAAGATGATATTCGAAATTTTAGAAATTTAAATAAATATCAAGTTGATTATATTAAAAATAATTGTAATAATGAAACAAAAAATGATATTATAGATGAACTATTAAAAGCAAATAGTTCTTTAATAGAAATGATTATTGAGACTTAATAATAGTTTTGAGAAGTTCAATATTTTTATTGTTTATTGTTTTTTTAGAGAGAATATTAAAAACATTTTCATATGTTTTTTTATCTAATTCGCTATATTGTATTATTTGTTTACAATATAGTTTTATAATTGGGTTTATAATTTCATATACTTTTCGAATTTCTTTATCAACCCGAATTAAGCGACTCATAATTAAAATCAAGACAGAAAACTTCTTTTTTCTCTCTATAGATTCTTTTTCAAATTCTTTCATAATCTCTTCTTCATATTCTTGATTTTGAATATTAATATTTTTGATATCTAACAAACTTTCATACAAAATCTTGTTGACTTCTTTGTCATGATCATCGTTTTTAATATTATTTTCTTCTATTAATCGTTCGTTAATAATATAATCAGGTAATCTTATATTTTCATCATCCATAATAAGTATATTATAATATTATAATATAATAATTTTATTTGTAATATATAACATATTTTATTTTATTATAAATGCAAAAATATTTAGCAAATAGTATTTCAAATTCTTCAGTAAAAATAACTTACCCAAATA